GTGGAGCCCAACCACAAAGATTTGCAGATGGTGGCGGCGTAATGGGAACAACATTCCAACCACAATACAACCCAGAAGCTAAAATGCAGGCAACACCTTTTTTATCTTCAGACGCTCCTGTGACAAATTACGTTAAATCACATTTTGCCGATCTTTTTGGACAAACTGCAGCTGATCGAATTTTTGGTGGCCCACAAGGTCAAGAAGCAATTTACCAAGCCGCTCAAATGGCAAATCCAGTCACCGGTGCATTAGGTGTTGCTGATATGCCTTTTAATCTTTACGAAGATTTAAAAAAGAAAGACTATCTTGGAGCTGGATTAACAACAGCTGGAGGAGCTTTATCAGCAGTTCCAGCTTATAAACCAGCTAAAAAACTAGTTCACACTAGTTACGAAAAACTTAAAAAGTTATTAAAACCTTAATTTATGGCAAATCCTTTATTCCCACTTCAAGCTGGCGCAAATTTGCCTGGCCTTGACACACAAGAAAACATTCAAGGTGCTCAAGAACAAGATGCAGAGATGCAGATGTATGAGGACGCATTGGGCCTTGACCCAAGCGAAGTCGAGGAAGAGGTAATTGAATTAGACGATGGTTCTGTAGTTGTAAACTTTAAACCAAAAGAATCACCAAACGAAAACCCAGAATTTTACGAAAACTTAGCTGAAGTACTTGACGAAAGTATTTTACAATCGTTGGCAATTGAGTACTTAGACTATATTGACGTAGACCAAGAGTCACGTAAACAACGTGATAAACAATACGAAGAAGGTTTACGTCGCACTGGCCTCGGCAAGGACGCGCCCGGGGGAGCCACGTTTGACGGAGCCTCCAAAGTCGTCCACCCTGTTATGGCTGAGGCATGTGTTGATTTCGCTGCGTCATCCTCCAAAGAATTATTGCCACCAGACGGAATTGTTAAGTCCAATATTAAGGGCGAAGCGGACAATATTAAAGAAGAAGCGGCTGCTCGCAAGGTAGAGTTTCTTAACTGGCAGTTATCAGAACAGATCCCAGAATACCGTGATGAGATGGAGCAATTGCTTACTCAATTACCTCTGGGTGGTTCACAGTTTTTAAAATGGCGTTTTGACACAGAACAAAAACGACCAACTTGCGAATGGGTTGCAATTGATAATATTCTTTTGCCGTACGCATCTACAAACTTTTACACATCACCACGTGTAACTGAAGTACAAGACATTACAGAAGACACATTTTTACAACGTGTGGAAACTGGAATTTATCGAGACATTGATAGCACGTATTCGTCTGATGCCCCGCTTAACGATCAAACTCAATCACAAAAAGCAAACAACAAAATCGAAGGCAAAGAAGAGCCTTCTAAAAATATTGACGGATTGCGTCGTATTTATGAAATCACCTGTTTTATGCGGTTGGATGATGATCCAGAAACAGAAGGTCGCAGAGCACCATACATTCTAACAGTTGACGAGACAACAAGCAAAATATTAGCACTATACCGCAACTGGGAAGCGAATGATGAAAAACTGGAAAAACTGGACTGGTACGTCGAATTTAAGTTCATCCCTTGGCGTGGCGCTTATGCTATTGGTCTCCCCCAGCTTATTGGTGGTCTTAGCGCTGCTCTCACTGGTAGTTTACGTGCTTTGCTTGATGCTGCTCATATCAACAACAGCCAGACAATGCTTAAGCTTAAAGGTGGACGCATTGGTGGCCAAAGTGACAGAATAGAGCCAACTCAAGTAATTGAAATTGAAGGCGCACCTGGCGTTGATGATGTTCGCAAAATTGCGATGCCAATGCCATTTAACCCACCTTCAAGCGTATTGTTTAATCTTCTTGGTTGGTTAACAGACGCAGCTAAAGGCGTTGTAACTACTGCTGAAGAAAAAATTGGCGATGCCTCAAACAATATGCCTGTCGGTACAACCCAGGCATTAATTGAACAGGGCGCTAAAGTATTCTCTAGCATTCATGCGCGCTTGCATCGTAGCCAAGCTAAATCGCTTGCAATTATTTCTCGTATCAATCATTGGTACTTGCAAGACATGGACAATCAGTCCGGTTCAGAGATTGAAGTTCGTGACTTTGCACAAAACAGCGATATTCGTCCGGTTTCAGATCCTAACATTTTTTCTGAAACACAACGTTTAGCTCAAAATCAAGCCTTGTTGCAAATGGCAACACAGGGCAATCAAATTCAACCTGGATTGTTTGACATGCGTTCTGTTTACCGTCGCGTGATGGAACAGCTAAAAATCCCTGGAATTGAAGAGATTATGCCTAACCCGTTAGGCGCTAATGAGTCTAATCCTGCATTAGAAAACGTTTCTATGACTATGGGCCGTCCGGCTGCTGCGTACCCAGACCAGGATCACATTGCCCATATCAAGATTCATTTAGACTATGCAAACGATCCAGCTTACGGTGGAAATCCTGTAATTGGGCCAACATTCTCTCCACATGCGTTAGAGCATATTAAACAACATTTAACATTGCACTATTTGCAGTCTATGCGTGCGTATGTAGCACAAGCAGCTGGCGGACGTGATACGTTGGAATTACATCAAGAAAAACCATTAGACATTGAGGCACAACAGGCGTTAGCACTTGCATCTAAGATGGTAAGCCAAGACTCACAAATGAACATGACACAATATGTTCAGCAAATTCAAGGTTTAGCACAAAAAGTTGCTCAAGCACAACAGGCCCAACAACAAGCCGTAATGTCATCAGATCCAACTGCTCAAGTTATTTTGCAAACACAAATGGCAGAGACTAAGCGTAAAACTGAAGAAGCTCAAGCTAAAATGCAACTTCAGATGCAACAGGATAAACAAACTTATCAACTTAAAGTTGCAGAATTACAACAAAAAGTTGCTGAGTTACAGGCTAAATACCAGACTCAAACAGCGATTGATTCCAATAAAAACGCTACAAATATCGCTATGGCAGACATTAATAATGCCTCACGCGAAAGAGTCGCCTCTATTCAAGCTAAGGCCGGTTTAACATCTGACCAAATGGCTATGGCCCATGAGCAAAATTTAACAGCTCTGGAGGCCTCTAATCAAGCCCAAACGGAAATTAGACAGCATGGCTTGGAAGTACAGCAACAAGCATTCCAACAACAAGCCCAACAGGTTCAACAACAAATTGCTGCACAGCAACAGGCCGATCAAGCCCGTTTAGCTCACGCTCACGCATTGCAGCAAAATGAACAACAGCATCAACAGGCATTACAGCAACAATCAGCATTACCACAACCACAAACACCTACTGAAGGACAGTAACATGGCAAAAAACCCACAAGACGGCGCCGAATTAGGCTTTCGCAAGACCTATAAAATGACTGGTACCCCCGGCTTTGCTGGCGGCCCTGGCGAAAAAACTATTGATAAAGGCAATTCTGGCTCTAAGCGTGCAAATAATGCAGTTCTTAACCAAAATAAAGTTAAGACTAGCAAAGTTGGTCCAGATAAGAACTTAAACGACATTGGTGGCGGAAACTTCTACTAATTAGGGCGGAATACTCATAATATTTGTATTATTATGAGTATGAAGGACTTTTTATCAGAAATTATCTCTCGTACGAGAGACGAACAATCAAAATTGGCGGAAACTCTTACCGCAGGAAGTAATGTCAATTCCTTTGAGGACTATCAACGTTTAGTTGGCAGATTTGAAGGTTTTAAAGCTGTACAGGACATTATAAATGAAATTTTAAGAGAGGACGAAGAAGACGACCTGTAAAGGTTATAGGAGATTGCCGAATGGCATTTGATTTAAACGGTAGGGACGAGCCAGATACAAGATCAGAACTAGAGTGTTTTCCTGAGATTGATCATGGAATTGAAGTTGCTGGAGACCGTGTTTTAGTACAACTAAGACGCGAAAAATCTACCAGCAAAGGTGGCATCATACTAGTAGATGAGACCAGACAAACGTTACGTTTCAATGAGACTGTAGCTAAAGTACGCCAAATTGGCCCTCTAGCATATAAGTCGCCAGATAACCTTGAGCCTTGGATTGAAGGCCCGTGGTGCAAAGAAGGCGATTTGGTTAGAACAATTAAGTACGGCGGTGATCGTTTTGTTGTTAATCCAGATGACGA